AATTAACCATTTTCTTAAAATCTGGTGGTGTTCCATTTTTATCGAGAGCATTTTTAATGTCGTCTCTTAAATTTTTATATGTTTCATAACCAGATTCTGCCATACTAATTCTTTTTATATCTTGCGGAATCGGTTCAGATTTAACTGTATCTTGTTTGTTCGCAAAAGAACCTAATCCGGCAATTTCTGTTGACATATTTAAAGCTTTATCTGCTAATTGTTGAAAATTCTTTTTATTTAATATTCTACCAAGATCTTTTAGTGAATTTTGTGCGGCAACAACTTTATCGTTAATTTCTTGATCTCCAGATTGTCCGGATACTAAACCACCATATTCACTGCTTCTTCCAAATATGCGATCAAGAAAAGCTTCATCAAGTTCGCCCTCTTGCTGCATTTCTTGTAATTCTTCTTGAATTATTTGTTGTAATTTTTGTTTTGTAATTTTCATCTAATTTTCCTCAACAGATATAATAGTGCGGGCGCAACCCGCACGATACAGCTACCTTTGCAGCAGCGTCTTGAATTAGTTTGTGGAAGAAACCACTTACGAACATTTTGATCTACCAAATTCATATGTACCTCGTACTCTGTACTCTATAAATATTCTCTAATTAGTGTTTGTTCTTTAAATTTATAACAATTCCTTCATCACTGCAGCTTTTATCTAAAATATAACTACAAAATGAAGAAATAAGTGCATACACGAATGTTCCAATATAAAAATTTGGGAATAGATGTATGCCAGCACACCAAAAAAGCATAAACATCAAATAACCAACATGGAAACCCAAACACATACTACAGCGGAATAATTCACCAAATATTCCAGTTTTTGGTCTAATAAAATCAAGTATGCTGGCATAACAAAGTATTTGTGTTAAACCAGCACAACTTAAAATGAATACAAATATTTTATCCATCACAAACCATAAGCATAACGACGAACTTGATGAATTGGAACTGAACCTTTTTCTTTTGCCGCAGGAACTTCGCCAAGTTCTGTTGAATCTTTGTCTTCGGGATCTGTCATTCTATCTGTATAAACATCAGAAACAGCTTTCTGATAAACGAATGATGGTTTCTCACTATCAATCCATTTTGATATCAACATTAACATCAAATTATCGATTGGTATTTCTTGAGCTGGCTTTAATAATTTAGCCTCCAAAGAACCATAAACATTGCTACCACAAATAGTTTCTAATGATATAACCCCTTTTTTAAAAAGATATTTCATCAACCTATCTTGTGCTTGATATATATTATCATCAAAGTTTTCACGAGAAAAAGCAATAATTTTCATCTTTTCCGGCATGATTACAATATCGATATCTGGATGATCTGATACAATTAAATTAGCATCAAGAGTTCTGCGAACCTTTAATTTAACCTTAAAAATTTCTTTTGGTTTTTTTGGTTCTTCTTTTTCTGGCTGTTGATCGTCGAGTGCTTGATCTGGTTGAGGATCTTGATCTGTTATTTTAACATTAATATCAGCCATTATTATTTTGTTCCTCAGAATTAATTTCTTTTACCAAACTTTGTATTTTCAATACTTCTTTTATCATAACAGAATCGATTGATTTTTCTTTGTATTTTTCTACTTTTTGTAGAACAAGAACAGTTTTTTCTTTTAAGAAGTTATTTTCAGAGATTTGTTTTGTTTCTAAACAACCTTTAAGTGTTTGTTTTAATCTTTCTATTTCTTCATTTAAATATAATTTAAATTCAACTCCACCATCAGCAAAACTCATAACATATTTTGTTATAAGATCTTTTTGTTCTGATAGAAGTTCTTCTTTGTATTGTTCGTTAAATTTTTTAACGAATACTTTATATGTTAAAGTATCAAGTGTTTGTAGTTTTTCTCTTTCAATATCTTCTGGAGATGAAGTCATTTTAGAAACAAGAGAATTTTCAAGCAATACTTTTTCTTTTATTGGAATTGTGTTGTTGAATATTTGCGAAAGAGTTGCTAAATTTTTATATTTTGGAACAAATATAGAAAATATTTTTCCATTTGAAAACTTGTTTAAAACATTTATTAATTTTGTTTGTTGATTAAAGATACTTTGTTTATTCAGCATATCATATTGATATTTTGCTTCTCTTAATAGCTTATCTGCTACCGATGTTTCTAAATTGTAGCTTTCATTTAAAGCGTGATATAAATCTAATTCTTTTTTAAGAATCGATTCTTTTCCAAAAAAACTCTTACAAACATGAATTAGGAATTTTTTTTCTTGTTCTTTTTTTTCCAAAACACAATTCGTTATTTCACGAACGATCACTTCGTATAAGAAGGCCGTGTTTCTTTTTTTATTGTGTTTACTCTTCATTTTTTTCTTCCTTGTTGAGTTTCTTGTTTTCTAAAGATTTTATCAACTGCTTTAAACTGTTGCTATTAGACATAATTTGCTGTTCTATATTGTCAACCGGTTTAATTTCTGTTCCTTCTGTAAGTATTTCTTCATTATAACTATTTTCATAATTTTCATAAATACCATTACCAAGACTAAATAATTCTTGGGCTCCTGCTCCCCAAACATTTCTCATCGAGCCGCCGCCCATTTCTTTATTAAATTTAGATTGATAGTTTCTTGTTCTAGCGCCATCTGGTCGTCTATCGCCACCACGGAATTTAACTGGAAGATACATCTTTCCTCTTGATGCCGGTGTTGAAGTTAATCTATCGTCTCGTTTACCCGGCGCCGCTAATAATGGACTTGCTTTTTCTTTGCCAGCTTCGCCACCGGGAGTAGGAGTTGGTGTAGGTGATGATCCCGCTCCAGCTGTAGGTGATGCTCCACCGGGAGGTTCTTGACCTGCTGTTAAAGCTCCAAGATCAATGCCGGTACCACCACCTGGTGATGGTGGGCCTCCAATTGCTCCTCCACCTGGGACACCACCTTCTCCAGCGCCAGATATACCGCCTGCTATACCACCGGCAGCAGCGGCGGCTTCTTCAGCACCAGATTTCTCTACAGCAGCTTTAAACTTAAAGTCATAGAACATTTCGCGTTGATTTCTCAAGAATTGTTCGTCAGTCATACCAAAGATTTTCTTTGCTACCCAACGCTTACTGAAATATCCCTCTGTTGCCGCAGTGGCAACATCAAATTTGGTTTTCCAAGTTTCTAATTCTTGTAATTCAGCGATTTTACTTGGATTATTTAATCTTAATTTAAATTTAATTAAATCTTCGTTTCTATATCCAAGAACATAAAGATGAATGATACCGATCTTTTCTAATTCACTAACAACAGATCTTTGTAGACGCTGAATTGTTCTAGCAAAACGAATATCTTTTTGTGCCAGAGTTGCTTTGTCTTCTTCTCCACCTTCACCGCGAGCAAGATAACTTTGTGGAATTTTGATAGCAGAAAATAGTTTATCTCGTAGATATTTTACATCATCAATATCGCCGGTATATTGACCGCCAGCAAGGCTTTCAATTTTTGTTGATTGCTGACCGCGAACTGGAATGAAATAATCTTCTTCAATCGAAAGAGGATTGTATCTTAAATCAACACGACCAGTTTTTTCGTCAACAACTTGGTTGCGTTTTAATGATGTCATTGCTTTCTGCATGAACTGCTCTATATCGTTTGGAGCAACATTTCCAACATCGATATAAAAAACACGACGTTCAGCAGAACGAACAATACGATAAGCCATCATGGCATCTTCTAATAGGGTTAATTGGCGCCAAATACGGCGGGCTGGTTCAAGAACAGAAGTTCCATATGGGGCATACTTATCATTTCCAAGAATACGGAAATGACCGATTTGCCAATTTTCAAAAGTCATTCCACCACTATTCCATTGGAATTGAACGTAATTTGGATTTTTTTCATCTTCACCTTCAATACGCTCAACTTCATATGGAGGAAGACCAATAGCATTTTTAATTCCATCTTTATCATCAATATCTAGATAAAGAAAGAAATCACCGAACTTACACATTGTTCGGGACCATCCGAAAAGATTAAATTCAATATTTAAAATATCATAATAAAGACCGTTTAAGACATTCTTTATTTCTTCATTCGGACAATCGATTGTTAAAACTTTTTCTAATGAATTACTTGTTGTCATTTCGTCAGCATATATGTCAAGTGCTGACGCAATTTCTGGTGTATATTCCATTTGTTCGAAGTCAACATATCTTTCAGCACGGTTTTGATTAGCCATGCTTTGAGAATGAACGTATGAGAATGGATTATAAGAGGACTTTTTAAATTGTTGTCCTTGTGCTGATTGAAATTTGTATCGATCTAATCTGCGGCGGCGCTCACTTTTATAATTTTGTTGTCTACGATTGATTATCGGACCAGAGAATAACTTTGTAAGTCTCTTGAATAAGTTATTATCTTTGTTATAGGGACTTCTTTCTTGGTTGATCGCTCCTTGTTTTGAAGGCATCATGTTTCTGTAATCGTTTTTATTAATTGGTTTATTTGTGTCAGCCATTTATTTATCCCTTGTAAAGCCACTCATACATTTTGTAGAATTCTCTTAGCTCTTTTACATTAACTCTTTTTTCGTCAATTGAATAACTTTTATTATACCCAACTTGACCTGGAATTTTTGTTTGAACTCGTGTATTCGCCATAGTTATAGCACTAAACATAGCTTTTGTATACTCGGCATCTCGCTGAGAACTTGTTAATGCTGTATCTCTAACCCAACAAGCAATAGCCATAGACATAGTTAAATCGTCATTTCTATTCTTCATTGCTTCTGGTCTTCCATTATTCCAAATAAATGTCGACAATTCTTCTGCTAAACGATTGGAATATATTTTAATTACTTTATTTCTAATAAATTCTTCTAATTTAGATACGATAAGTGGACGAGTTTTTAATGTTGTTGTAAACCCTGGAACACTATTCGTCATACTTTCAGCTTGTAATTGCTCTACGAATTCGTGTGTTGATTTAATAGAAAAATAAAGATTTGGATATTTTCTTTCTATTAATTTATCAAGAACATTATAACCAATATTGTTGTTTTCTACAACCAGCAAAGCATTATTATATTCTTTGCCGGTTTGTAATAACATATCAGCATAAATATCTGGCGCTACTTTGCCTTGATATTCGGCAACTTGTTCCATAGTTTGTAATTTTATTATATGAAAAGCAGAATAGTCTTTTCCATCGCCGCGAGCAACATCAGCGACCATTAAATAACTAAATTCTGGTTTTGCTTCTTCCCATATCCAATAATTACGATCAAAACCGGTTCGATATTTTGGCTCTATTACGCCTTCTCTTATTTCTTGTAAATCTTGCGAATTAATTACACCTTCGCCGGATGCGTTAAAACTACACTCATATTCTTGTGCTATATCTCGCCTATTCATATTGCGAGTAGCAGCTTCGAACCAATCACGATCACGATCCGGATGTGCGTCCCAATTTAATTTGATCGCATGAAAGTCGTTCATTGCGCTTTCAGCATTCGTATATGTTTCATGAAACCAATTACCAACACCATTTGGGGTTGAAATAGCAATACAACGACCACCGGTAGATAGTGTTGGGAATATACTTTTCCATAGATCTTCCATGCCTTCAACGAAAGCTGCTTCGTCAATAACAAGCAAGCTTAAGGCTTCAGAACGACCGGCACTTTCGCTTGTTGATGAAGCTTTGATCCATGAACCATTATTTAATTCAAAACTATTTCTATTATCAATTGATATATCGGCAATACGCATCCAATCTGGAACGTTCTTTATCATCTTTTTAACTTTTTTAACAAGATTTGCGGCAACATCTAATTTAGTTGCGACAACAAGAACGCTTTTTTGTCGACGAAAAAGTAGCGTCCAAGCAATATAACCCGCAACAGCGGTCGATAAACCTAACTGGCGGGCTTTTAAAACTATATTAAAACGGAAATCTTCAAAATCTTTTATGGTTTGACTTTGATAACCATAAAGACTGAAAGGAATTAAACCTTTTTCTGGATGTGCGATTTTACAAAAGTTATTAATAAAGTATGTCGGATCACGACCACACTTTTTTATTTCTTCCTTGACTTGATCTTTTGTAAGAGCATAACTCATATATCATCTTAAATTAACTGATATTATCTTTCCGCGTTTTTTCGGTGGCTCTATTTCTGGATGAACCATTTTACCAGTTTCTGGATCTTCTACTTTTTCATGAGAATAAAGAGCATCTTCTTCTACGCCAGATTCTTCTAATTCTTGTTCTTCTGGACTTCCACCCTCGGTATTCTTTATTGCTCTTCTTAAAATTTTGTTGCCTTCTTTATCTGTTAATTCTTCTAATTCACTTTCATCAAGTTCAAAAGTATTTTTTTCGTGAAGTTCAACTTCTTCACGAATTATTTCTAATAATCTTGTTTTTGAAATTTTCATTTCTTAAATCCACCTAATTTAAGCCATTTTTGTAATTGTTGACTGCGCTCAACATCTTTTGGATCTTCTAATTTTGGCATATCAACATTTTTAATTTTATAATGACATTGTGCCGTAACGAAAACTCTTATTCTTGATGTTTCTTCAACAAGCATTTTTACATCGCCATATTTTTCAACATTTAATTCTTTACCAGCAACTTTTTTAAATTCTTTTTTAAGATATTTAAGAGCTTCTGCGATATGTGCTTCAACATCTTCACCAAGTTTTGGACTATGTGCTTCTTCAAGCTTTAATTCTGAGTGATAACTAACAATCAAACAAGGAAATGAACCAACTTTACTGGCATGATGCGTTACGCGCGCACGAAAACCATCAAGGAGACGGCAATCACAGCTTGTAAGTGCTGGAACGTCTTCACGACGCAAACCTGCTTTTATTGGTTCGCCTTTTTCATCGCGCGCACCATCATAGGTTTGAGCCATTACTTGGGAAATTCCCTTTATTACATCCATTAATTCAGCCATTTAATACCGTCTCCTTGTGGTTTATAATCACTCTTCTTTTTTTGCTTCTTTAACAGTATCAAGAGCAGCAACGCGAAGTTCCTTCAACAGTTTCGCAACCGCAGCGGCATCTTTGCGTAAACGTGTAGCGGCTGAACGGTTTCCCTTGTCGACTTTTACAGCGTCGGCTTTACAGCCTTCTAATACTTTTAATACTTCTTCTAATTTAGATACTACCATTTAACATCACCTTCTTTCTTTCTTGCCAAAG